TCCACGGTTAGCGTCTTTAAGGTGCTTTTTGGTTTCCTTTAGCTGCTCGGTGACGGCGGTTAGCTCGCGTTCTAGGGTTCGTGCGTGAAAGTCCATAGAATGTAAGCCTCCGCCCTTCTTCCATACTTTATCAGTCCTCGGTGTCGGTGTGTCGTTCATATCGTTTTTTCTGGTTGGTTAAATTTATACGTTCGGTCGGTCAGCTTGCCATAGTTCTTGATCAAACTCCTTGCTAGTAAGCGGAAATGCCTTAGCTCGGTGTGTTATGCTGAGATTCAGAATCCCCATAGCAGTAGCACCCCGTCCATATGTCGCGCTCTCCGGGGAGTAGGCGCGTTCCGTTGTCTCCGATTAACCAACCCTTCCAGTGGTGGTTCGATGGGTGCTCCCACCAATCCCAAGACTTGCGGTAATACCAGCGGCGAAGCCAGCGAGGTTGCGGTATGTAGGGTAGCGCCCATTGACCCCAGAATGGGATTCTCCAGCGTTTTTTCACGCCGACTCTCCATGAATGAATATGCATAATAAGTGGATGCTGGCAACGGCGGGAAGTTGCCTGTTTGGTTTATTCGGAGTCCAGCGCCCGCCGCGCCAGATCCTTGTCGTTCTCCTCAGAATGCCTAGGATGCGTTTGGTTAGGCCATTCTCGCCACCAGCATATGTAATCAGCATATATCAAACGCTGTATCCATCGAGGCTCTTCGGGATTAGTGTCAGGCACTCCAGCGCAGTAGGATATGCACCACATCTGTTTGTCTTCCGACCAGCAAGCGGGATACCATCCAATATCCTCAAAGAACCCCATTATCTTGCGATCTTTGGGGGCGAACAGTGCAGGTATCCAATCCGCGTCATGTGTTTTACGGCAAGGATAAGGAGAACAAGGCATCGCTGCCGACTGGTTTTCACTATTATTTTGATTTTCCATATTCGTTTTTTTGCTGCCAGCGGCAGGATTTGTTTCGTTCTGGTTTAGGGATTGGAGGACTTGCCATAGTTCTTGATCAAACTCCTTGCCAGTAAGCGGAAATGCCTTAGCTCGGTGTGTCATGATCGCCTCCGCCAGCCTGTCCCGCTGCTCGGTGACGGCGGTTAGCTGCTTTCGTAGTCCTGCATTATCACGCTTCATTACATTTTTGTAGGACTTAGATTTTTCTAGTTTATTTTCTAGCTCATTTCGCTGCTTGGTGACGGCGAGTTCGCGTTCTAGATCTTCCATTCGGTCAGCGGCGTGTCTCATACACTTCTGTGCGAAATCTTTATCTGGGTTTGCATCTAAGCCATCAGCACAAGCTCGTAAACCTGATGGTCTTTTGGCGGCGTTTGTTGTGTCGTTCATTGTGTTGTTAGATTGTAGGTCTTCCGTTGTTAGAGAATAGTATGAAGAGCGTAAGCATGATCACTATGCAGAATAAGAGTTGGGAAAAGTCAAAGTTCATGGCTTCAGTCTGATGAGTTTTAAAAGGTTGGAGATGAAATGATTTCTATTCTCAGCGGCGTACCTAACAGCAGCGGGGCACTGATAAAGAACGATAACTGGATGATGGAATGGTGTGTGTGTGATGCGTTTTGTTTTCATTGTTGTTAGTTTCTTGGTTTGATTGATCCTTTGCGAATATCGATGCGCTCGGCCACTAACTTAGTTCCGGCCGTGTGGTATCTTGCTAGAGAAATTGCTTTCCCTGGAGTTTTTGCAGCGACGATAAATGGCTCACCGTCTCTGCCGACAAGCGCCACTGCATACCAGTGAAGGCGCGATTCTTTGTGATACATCCCTACGAGGGAGCGATTGATTGTTTTCATAAGTGACGTAAAGATGACTTCTTAGAATTAAAGGTCAACATTATTTTTCGTTAATTTTCATCACTTGTGCTTGAACCTTGAGCACGCACTTGCCTTGCCCCTCATCGTATGCCCAGCGTGTCCAGTCAGGCACCTTCCATGATCCCTTGGAGAGCACCTCGCCGGTGTCGTTGCGTGAGAATGGTCCAGTTGGAACATCAAGCCACTTGGCGGTGTTGCCACCCTTGGCAGCGCATTGCACAACCTGTTTCGCCTGGAGGGCTACGTTGACCACGGCGCCGAGTTCCTTTGGACCAAGTCTGCCGATGTCATCGGGGAGCTGAGCCTTGCGTCCGTAGCAGGAATCTCCAGCATTGCCGGTAGCGAAAGGGAAGCCATCTGCCGCGGCGCGCTCCACGACCAGGACAAGCCACGCCATGCGCTCAGTGGTATTGGCGTTGTTGTATGGATCCTGATCAGTTCGATCCTCCATGCAGCCATTGGCACGAATGAGAGTTTTCTCACCATCGTAGAGGCCCATGATGTTGCACTTAGCCACACCCATGCGCCACACTGCATCCTTGTGGGCTTTGATACCGAGAGCTTTGCATCGGCGATCGAAGTCAGTGGCACGGAACATGCCGAAGTTGATACGAAAGTAAGAAGGGATGGCAGTAGATCCGCGGATGCTTTCCTTGAGATCTTCCAAGCTCTTCACTGGTTCGCTTGACTTACGAAGGTGGTGATTGATGACAAGAGCAGCGCCGAGTTCTCCGCACACCCGGTGTGCCTCACGCATCATCTCCGAGATCACCACCGCTGAGTTCTCATCGCCGTGAGAGACTGAGTTCAGGGTGTCGATCGCCACCATGGCGAGATCCGGAAGCTCGCGGAGGAGCTTGAGCATCTCTGTCCATCGTTGGCTGGGGCGGGTGCTGCCGGTCTTTGGATCGCGCTCTGATAGAGGGAATGCACCGCCGAGGCGTGTCATTGGAAGCACGATCAGGCGATCCCCTGCCTTCTGGATGAGGCGGTTGCGATCGAGTTCAAGCAGGCGGATGTGCATCTCCGTTTGGCTATCCTCGCAGAGAACCAGCACCGAGGTGCCGCCCTTGATGACCTTCTGACCGCACCAGCGGAGATCCGATCCTTCCTCCCATGCAGCGAGCTTCATGGCCAGGTCGGCGAGGAGGAACGTCTTGCCAGCACCGCCTTCCGCCACGAAGAGGTGAGGCTCGCCCTGGATGATGAATGAATCCACGAGGAATTTGTGCACTGGCTTTGGCTCCACCACCCATCGGTGGGCTGCCCATGTCCTGAGTCCCAGATCACCCTCTCCATGAGGGATAATCGGTTCGTATGTCCGCACCTCCGGCATCGGTCCACGCGCTGACACCTCGCGATCGAGGAGTACCTGCCATTCCTTGCGGATGCGTTCCTCCGGCCATGGTGGCACCATCTGTGCAGCTACCCATCCGCAGGTAGCGGAGTATGCCTCAGTCTCTCCCATAGACCCGCCGCGCATGACGTGGAGGTAATGTCCTGCCACTTTTGAGAACGCATCCCACCGAGTGATCCCATCCACTCCTCCTTCGCGGATCGTGGTGGAGAGGAGAGCTGTGCTGTCCTGCGATGTGATTGGGGAGAAGTTGATCGAGGATTGCCGCGGCTTTGCTACTGCCCATGGGGATGGGTTAGCTGCGGAGATCTTGGCGATCAGTTCGCTCGTGGTGAATGAGTCATCGGAATAACTTTCGATCGTCACAGCATTGGTCTCGCCTGCCTTCATGTGGAGGGTGCCGGGCACGCGGATCGGTTGCGTGCGGCGCATGAATGAGGGATCGGCACCGAGGAGTTCAGCGAGTCGCGCCGCGATCGGCACCACCTCGGATGCAGGGAGTGGATTCTCAAGAATGTAGTAAGCATGGAGTTTCGGTCCCCATTGGTTCTTGCCACCGCTCCCCACGATCATAGACGGATCGCCGATCTCTTCCTTCAGCCATTCGATTGCCTGCCATGCCGGGATCTCATCAAGATCGAGCACCACTGCTGGCAAGAGCTTTACATTGGCTTCCTTCGCCTGCCGGTCGGATAGGATTGCTGGCACGATGAATGTGCCGATAAGATGCTGGGAGTAGCGAGCTGCCGTGTGGCCGAGGTATCCCTCGATGTTCTGGTATGCTGGTTCGATCGGTGTGTCCTCGACAAACACTCCCTCCTTGGCGGTTCCCTTTTCACCGACGCCGCGGATCATGAGGTGTTCTCCCTCCTGCCATGTATGATTAGCGAAGAGGGTGTCGATGTATGTATTGATGTTTTGTGTGTTGATTGTCATTTTGTTAGAAAGTTTCGTCTGGTGGTTCGTCATTGGCGATGATCAGTTCCTTCGCTATGTTCAGCATGCCGATCTTGGCGAGCAAAAGCTGAGCGTGCGTGTAGGTAGGCCTTCCCTTGGGCGTGGCTGCCATTTCCCTCTTGAGGTAGGAGATCTCCAAGGTGAGCCTCGCCAGGACTGGGTTCAAAGGCTGTTGGTGATCCATGCTGGAAGCTCTTGCGATGATGGGACGATGGATGGCGCGGCAGCCAGCCCGTGGCAGGTTTTCTGGTAGTCGCAGAAACAGCACTTGAAGAATGCCGGGTTTTCAGAAAGCCGCGGCATTTCTTCTGGGTCAGTGGTCTGGATGATGCGTGCTGCCCGATCTGAGAGAGCCTGAGCGTCCTGCGGATTGAACTCCACGAACTCAGCATACACCTCTCCGGTGTTGCGGTTGATCGCAGTAAAGAGAGAGCCGTTGGGCACGTCGAGGTATGCCATGTAGGTTTGAAGCTGACCGTAATACACCGGCTTGCTTTCCTTCACGCCCTTCTTGGCGGTTTCCTTCCATGACTTATCATTCAAGCCTTTGTTCTCCCAAATGATTGGGTATGGGAGGTCGATCGGACCGCTATGGATCACTCCGTCGCAATGCCCGGCAAGTTTCCCGTCGGCAGCATTAAATCCAAACTGACCACCATCGGTGGTCTCGGTGTCAAGATGAAATCCTGCTTCTTTGATGTAGGTTGCCACGCGCTCCTCGGCATCGTGCCCCATGTCAAAGACGCGAAGGATCTTGCCAGGGAAACGATCGGCCTTGTCGGTAGGTGTTTTGTGGTATTCGTAGGCCAGCATCCGCCCGCACTCTTCGCCCCAGCGTGAAGCTCCGAGATATTCGCGAGGAGTTTGCTTGGCGTTTGCTTCCTGCATCGACTTGTCGAGCAGCGGTTCTAGTAAGTGGGTGATGTTCATTGTTCTATGGCGTTAATTGACTCTGAATTTGTCGATGATGGGCACGATCGAGCGGATGCCCTCCTTGGTTTTCGTGGAGTCCGAGATCGCCTTCACGCCCCGGCACACCGATCTGGTTGTCATGCCGAACCACGACGCAAGCGTGGCTTGCGGGATCCCGTGGAAGCGGTTGAAGATAAAGAAGATCATCGAGCGCCATGCTGATGCGCGGTGATTAGGTCGTTGGATAAACATCTCTTCCCACGTCACGCCTTCGGCATGGGAGATAATCTTTTTCATAATGGCGACCTGTTCGCTTGTGGGCTTCTGGTCGAATAGTTGGTTTGTTAAATTCATGTCGGAAATATGTTTGCCTTGTCTGGTTAATACGTCAATAGTTTTCTTCTCAGTGCGCGTGCGCGGCGATGCTCGCCTGTATTTTTTTCTCGTTGAACATCCAAGTCAGCATGCAAGCGGCCTTGTATCTATTGGGAATTGAAAAACTCACCGGGCTGATGCCTAAGATTTGACATTGTTTTTCGCTCGCTCTTTCATTCAGCCACCGCTTGCTCTTTTTAGCTGCCGTCTTGTCGCCATGGGTGCGTAGGAAGTCATCGCCGTTGGCAAGTGCCATGATCTTGTCGTGGGATCGGTTGAGTAGGCGGATGTTGCGCTCGCCCTTTAGGATGCCGTAAGTCCACCAGATGCCGGCGTAGCTCACGAGGATAGCTGCCGCTGACAATCCATCAGCGATTACTACCTGATTCTCCCAGAGTGTCTCCCATCGGTAGGGAGAAAGATCCAGAAGCTCGATCTCGGTGAGCACGAAGTCGCCGACAAGGGTTCTGCCGTCGCGATCCTCGGTGAGGAACTGATGAGAACAAGATGGGCAGTTGCGGCATCCCATCGGGATGATAGTCTTGCACTTCGGGCATTCCTTGGTGGGTGCTTCGCCTGGCTTTGCTTGCCGCGAGTCGATGATTGCGTCCACCTCCAGCCCGCCGTGATTAAGTAGGCTTGATCCGAGGTCGATGATGATGCAGTCATCTTTGATGAGGCCAGGGTATTGATCCGGCTCGGAGATCGTGCGGAGACCGCGACCGATCATCTGGATCATCGTGCCCTTGTGCATGGATGGGCGGTTGAGGATCACGCAGCTCACCGATGGCTCATCAAATCCCTCGGTCGCCACGGCGCAATTCCAGACCATCTGGGTTTCACCGCTCTTGAAGCGGCGCCAGATCCCGCGCCTCACGGCATCGGGAGTGGTGCCGTCCACGCATTCCACTGCCACGCCGGCATTTTTGAATGCCTCGGTCATGTGCTTGGCGTGTGCTACGTTGGTGGCAAAGCCGATGGTCTTGCGATCCTTGGCAAGATCGAACCACTCTTGAATCACCCGCTCTGTTACCGGCTCGATGTCCATGAGTGCGGCCGCAGCGTCCATATCGAATTCGCTGCCTGATTTCTTGAGCGCTCCGAGCTTGTCCTGCATGCCGAGGTCGATGACGAACGTGCGCGGGCGCACAAGGAATCCGCTCTGAACCATTTCCGCCAGCGAAACCACGTCCGCAATGTTGCTGAACACAGCTCGGAGCCCCTTGCCATCTCCCCTCTCAGGGGTGGCAGTCACGCCGAGGATGTGGGTAGCAGGGTTGAGTTTCTTTGCTTGTTCAATTACACGAAGGTAAGACGCAGCGCTGGCATGGTGAGCCTCGTCGATCACGATAAGATCCACTGGCTGCATCAATGGAATGCTGACCTTCGTGCCGAGGGATTGAACCATCGCGAAGGTGTGCCCATCGGTGGCCCACCGCTTGTGGTCTGCTGCGAACGTAGCGGTTGTAGCGTTTGGCGCTACGCGCTGGAACTTGCTGCGGTTTTGCTCTAGCAGCTCGATGCGGTGCTGGAGCACGAGGGATCGAGGGTAGCTTGCAGCGATGGCGGAGAGGGCAATAGTCTTGCCAAATCCCACCGTTGCCACGCCGATCGTGTTTCCGTGCTGAGTCAGCGCGGTCTTGCAGCGGTCAACGAATACCGTCTGCCGGGGTCTGAGTTGCATTTTGCTTTATTGGTTGAGGAGTTGATCCATGAGAGTCAGAAAAGCTCTGGTTGCGGTGGCTGGGACGACTCCGTTGCCAAGCAGTCGCAGTTCGTCGGTGCGATTGTCAGAGGTGACGAACAACTTGGCATGACCCAGCCAATCGGTAGCCCCATCAGAGTCTCCACCCAGCGTGGGTTCAGCTTGGCTGAGTTCGTCATTGCTCCCACTTGGACGTGCAGCCCAATGTCCTTGCCTCTCGCTAATCGAGTCTCCGCTTTCTCTTCTCCTCCAAGTCTCGGAGTTGCCCATTGCTCCCTCACTGCCTGTGCTGGTAGTGCATAGTTGCCCGCCGAGTCCCTCATGTTCGGTCCTGCGTGTTGAGGATCGGATGCTTTCGGAGTTGCCCATGACTCCTCCTTGGTTTTCTGGTAAATGTCCACAGTCTGCGGATCCACCTGCTCTCTCAAATTCGATGGCATTGATCGACCCTTCCTTGCACCAGTTGCTATCTTGATGACTCCCTCTGCACTCCGGCAGTCCAAGTGATCCATCGTGTTCGGTGTCGCCCATTGCTTCACCGTTGCACCCACTTGGTTCTGTAAGTATATCTGCGAGCTTGTGCCTTGGTTCTTCTCCTCGGCCACCGTGGGCGTGTGCCACTCGTTCGCCCTCGCCTGTTCGATCAAAGTCAGCCCCTGCCTCGGCGTTGTCTTGTTGGGTCTGGTTGAAGTCCCGCTGGTGCGTGGAGTCACCCAGTTTTCCTCCGACAACCCTTGGCGGCTCCCATGCGTGCTGGGGTTCGCCGGGGCGGGAAGGCCATGCATCTGAACCATTGTCCCCAGCGGTATTGAGTTTCGATCCAACTGCGATTTGCCGACCGAGTTCTTCGACTCGTTGACGCTGATCGTAGGCCAAGATGAAGACCCGCTTGCGCTGGTGAGGTGCGCCAACTTCACGCGCAGAGAATATTCCCCACGTCGCTTTGTAACCAATGCTTTCCAATTCGCTGATGACTTCTCTGAGTCCAAGGCTGATGTGTCCCTCGACGTTCTCAAAGAAGCAGATTCTGGGTCGCATAGTTCTAATTCCATCTGCGATCCAAGGCCAGAGGTGTCGAGGGTCGTCTCGTCCGAGTCGCTTCCCTGCTGCGGAGAATGGCTGGCAAGGATAACCTCCAGAGAGGATGTCCACTTTGTCACGAAACTCTTCCCATGGGAAGGTTTTAAGATTCGTCCAGATAGGAGCTGCGTCCAAGAGTCCCTCCTCCATTTTTGCGACCAAGTTCGCGCAAGCGAAGGCTTCGATCTCTGAAAAAGCGATTGTTCGCAAATTTGGGATTGCTCGGCTAAGTCCGAGATCAATGCCGCCGTATCCGGCACAAAGGCTGACGTGTGTAGTTGTTTTGGTAGTATCCACATTATTTTTAAGGAAAAGTCAGTCAGCGGCGTGTTTCACAAGGTAACAATGCACCTGTGCCGGGATCTCCCCGACCACCATGCGCCACTGACTGACAAATTTTTATAGGTTCTCGACCGACTTGCGG